AATTTTGAGGGTATGACCCTGTAGTAATATGGGGTCTCAATCGGATGCTCGGAGTATGTAAACCCTACTGCCCTACCCTCCTTTTTTCAAAATCCCCTTGTCCTGAGGGGTTTTTTATAGTATAATAAAAGATGGTACTTCTCAAAGGTTGTCTTGATCACACGAATAAGGGAGAAGCTAAGTTAGTCAGTTAAAAGAATAGCCTACCAAGATTGATAAGCCATATTATTTTATATAAATAATATAATAGGTATGAAAACATTGAAATCACAGGACGTTATTGGTCTTCTGCAACAGAAGATTGAGTTAAAAAAGGCACTTCGTCAAGCGAAAAAGGACGGAGATAAGGTTCTTATTAACAAAACATCCAATAAGATTGTTCGAATCGAAGATAAACTATCCCAATCGCACCTGCAGAAATCCTAAATAGTAGTGTTATAACACTTTCACGGAGAATAAACCATGGCATGGGTAGACGAAATAGCATCACTGCAAACAAGAATAGATGACACTAATACAGTTATCGCTTGGTTGAGTGGTACAAATCAAGAGTACACAGTTAGAGGTTACACTGCAACAGTAAATGGTCGTGATGGTTTTTGGGCTGCATGGAGAACTGCAAATCCTTCTGCATCATCATCGTCAACAGGAGACGAACTTGCAAACTTTAATGCATGGAATGAATGGAATGATGCAAATCAAGGTGCTGATTGGTCTGCTGTTACTGCTGAAAAAATCACTGCAATGACCACACAAAGAGACGAATATATTTCTGATAGAGATAATCTTCAGAACAATATTGACACTGGTGTAGTTGACGCTGGCGCTTAACAAAAAATAAATAACCATAAATAGTAGTATTACACAGGAAATTGTGATATACTACTATTATGGCAGTCAAGAATCTACATTTAGAACACATAGAAGACGAGATCATCAACAATGGTATTGATGGTGGGCGTGCATCTATAAACTTCCTTCGTGGTCTTCGTGACATGATGAAGGGAAACACCAAAAAGGGTGTCAATATGACAGTCAAATGGGATGGTGCTCCTGCAATCTTTTGTGGGAAACATCCTGAAGATGGTCGTTTCTTTGTTGCAAAGAAATCATTATTCAATCAAACCCCCTTATTTTACACTTCAGAACAAGAAATCAAAGATGCATCTGAGATATCAGGAGACTTAGAAAAGAAGTTCCTTACATGTTTTAAGTATCTTTCAGGACTGTCATGGGGTAACGAGATACTTCAGGGTGATCTAATGTTCACTGACGAAGACAAACAGATGGTCAAGGACGACTTCGAATCCTATATTCAGTTTGGGCCTAACACTATAGTGTATCGTGTTCAAACAAAATCAGAACTAGGTAAACAAATCGCTAATGCAAAACTTGGTATTGTATTTCACACTACCTATACAGGTGGAACTATCGAGGACTTATCTGCATCATTCGGTGCAAACATATCAAAACTGGGTGCATCTAAAGACGTATGGATGGATGATGCATCCTATAAAGATGTATCAGGCAATGCGACACTTACTGCAACTGAGACACTTAAACTATCAAACTATTTGACTGCAGTGGGTAAACAATTCCACAATATCAAAAGAAAGGACTTAAAGAAGTTCAAAGAAATACAACAAACAATAGAAAAGAAGGGGCCAGGTGCAACCTATAAAACCTATTGTAACGCACAGATACGTCAAGGTAAATTCAAACCAAACTACAACGGTTATTTAAAACACTTCGAAAATTATTGGAGAGTGAAGGTAGTTGGTAAAGTAAAACAAGAAAAGACTAAGGCAATTAAGAGAGAGATTGGTGAACAACTCTACAATGAGTTACGTGCATTAAAGAAAATGATCGAAGCACTAACCAAGTTTCAAGAATTGATGGTTGTTGCAAAACAATTAATCGTAGATGGTTTGAATAAAGTTAAAAGTATAGGTACATTTGTTAAGACCTCAACAGGATTCAAAGCAGTTAATCCTGAAGGATATGTTGCAATTGACCATGAAGGTAAGGCAGTTAAGTTAGTAGACCGAATGGAATTCAGTCAGAATAATTTTAATGCTGCTAAAAATTGGGATAAATAGTATAATGGAATTAAAAAGTTTCAAAAATTACTTAGATGAGATGCAAGAAGCAGACTCAATGGCAACTCGTCTGAAGAAAAAGAAAGCATTCCAAAAGAACAAACATAAGATTCTCGCAAAACGTAAAAAGGCGATGAAGAAAAAGGTTCTTGACCCTAAGAAACTTATGAAACGTGCAGAGAAACAGGCACGTGGAATGGTCGCAAAGAAACTCTTACAAGATAAAGATAAGAATGATTTGGGTATGAGTGGAAAGGCTGCATTAGAGAAAAAATTAGACAAGAAAAAAGGTGCAATTAAGAAACTTGCAAAGAAACTCTTACCAATGATTAGAAAGAAGGAACAGGAGAAGACTAAGAAAAATGCCAAATAAAACATTTACATCGTGGTTATCAGAGGCAAAAGGAAAAGGTGCAGTGTTCACCTTTGGTCGATTTAATCCTCCTACAAACGGTCACGAAAAATTAGTTGATAAGTTAAACAAAGTTGCAAAAGGATATGGTGATGCATTATTGTTTTCATCACATTCAAACGATAAGATTAAGAATCCTTTATCGCACAGAGATAAAATTAAATTTTTACGTGCATTCTTTGGTAAGAAGGTAAATGTTGTCGATGCAGATGTAAAACAGATTTTTCAAATCCTAACATTCTTACACGATAAAGGTTACACTAAGATTAGAATGGTCGTAGGTTCAGATAGAATTAGAGAGTTTGACACTATCATTAACAAGTATAATTCGGTGAAAGGTCGTCACGGTTTCTATAAATTTGATGAGATTCAAGTTATATCTGCAGGTGATCGTGACCCTGACGCCGACGATGTATCAGGAATGAGTGCATCTAAAATGAGAGCATTCGCAGAGAAGGGTGACTTTGACTCATTCAAAGATGGGGTTCCTTCTACTGGTAAACGTCATGCACAGAAATTATATAAAGCAATACGTAAGGGAATGGGTCTAACAGAAGACTTATACTCTGCACCAAAATACATGGTAGAAGACTTAATACAAGAGGGTGTGTATGACCCAGGCATCTTCAAGGCAGTGTTCTTGATGGGTGGGCCTGGTTCAGGTAAATCAACAGTTGTTAGTGAACTAGGATTGACTGCATTAGGATTGAAGATTGTAAACACTGACAAGGCATTTGAGACTGGTCTGAAAAAGGCAGGACTTGGTCTTGACTTGAGAAACATGGATGCAGAACTTAGAGACCCAATCAGAGCACGTGCAAAAGAGATTACTGCAAAAAACATGAGTGCGTATATCAGAGGTAGACTCGGAATGATATTTGACACTACAGGTGCAAAGGCATCCAAGATTAAAAACTATAAGAAGTTATTAGACAATGCAGGTTACGAATACAAAATGGTATTCGTTAACACTTCATTAGAGTTTGCACAGGCAAGAAATGATGAACGTGCAAGAAAACTTCCAAAGGAAGTTGTAGAGAAAGATTGGAATGCATCACAAAAGAACGTTAATGGGTTTAAAAAGTTATTTGGTAAAAACTTTATAGAGATTGTAAATGATGATGATCATGCAGCTTTAAAGAAAAAGGTTAATGCATTGTATGGTAAGATGATGGGATGGTCAAGTTCATTCCCTGCAAACAAGAAAGCACTTGAATGGAAACAGGCAGAGTTAGATGCAAAAAAGAAGTAGGTTAGTATGTTAAATCAATTAAGAGAAAAGATTAAGACTGCACAGGACAAAGACATTGAGGACAAAGAAGGTTCTCAACCTAAAAGATACTATGCAAAAGATGCTGACGGTGACGAAATGTCAAAGTCAACTAAAGATGATCGTGCAGCTCATTTTGCAAAGAATAGTAAAAAGGATGACGATGATGCATCTGCGTACAAACCTGCGCCAGGCGATAAGACTGCAAAGACTAAACCATCACAATACACTAAACAATATAAGAAGATGTTTGGTGAAGATGCAGTGTCTGATTTAAAAGCGAAACATGCAGATGACATGGAAAAACTCAAAGCAAGACACGAAAGAGAACTTGAAGCACTCAAGAGTAGACAAGACAGACAAAGTGACACTGCAAAGGCAAGTGTAGATGCAGAGAAGGAAAGAGAAAAACAAAGAAAAGAAGTGCAGTTAGAGGCAAATGAAAAAGTTCTCAAAAAATTAAAAAAGATTAAAGGTCTAACAAAAGACCAACTTAGAGTTTTATCCACAATACCTTCACCAATGTTAACGACAGTAGTTAACCAATTATCTACACTGGTTATGAGTGAAGAAGTACAGGAAGGTAAACTAGTTGCAGATGTAGATGCAATTCTAAATGCAATGGTTAGTGAATTTAAGAAACAATTCGGTAGTCTCTATAGAAAGAATAACGAAAAGGGTCTTGCAATGTTGAATCGTTTGGGTTCAATGATTGGTGCAAAAGCATCAAGTAAGATGCAACAGAAAGGTAAACTCTTTTTGAAGATGGAATTAGGGCCTGATGCAGATGCAGGAGACTACGTAAAAGATTTTAGGAAATCAGATGCACCACAATTTAAGGGAAAGTCTGATAAAAAAATAAGACAAATGGCGATTGCAGCATATTTGGATAAGAAGGACGGTAAATAAAGATGGCAACAACGTATAAAATAGTCGCAGAAAAACTAGGTGGAACAGACCCTGCAACTTTTAACCCCAAAGAAGGTGAAATATTCTATGACCCTTCAACAGGTACACTTAAAGTGTCTGATGGTACTACTGCAGGTGGAAATGGTCTACCTGTAACATTATCAGGAACAGTAACAGGTCATTTGATACCTGATACAAACGATGCATATGACTTAGGTAGTGCTGAATATAAATTTCGAGACATGTATTTGTCAGATACTACCATTCACACTGCATCAGGTTCTATCTCAACAGAGAATAATGTTTTATCATACAACGGAGAACCAGTCATCTTAGAATCACATTTAAAGTCTATAGTTGCAGAGTCAACTTCATGGGAAGACTTTCAATCAAGAGTAGGAGAATTATAATGTCAGGTAATAAAACAGACAACGGTGTACACGAAGTGGGTACAGACGAAATAAGAAATGCATATCAAGACGATACGCCTGGGCAAACTATTGAAGAGTATATCGAAGAGGCACAAAAAGAACTGAAGAATAATAAAAAGAAACACTTCAGTCAAGTGTTCCAAAATCCTCTCAAAGGTTTCCCTTATAACGAAGAATTCCAAGTCACAGAGATCAAAGAAGACTTAGATGATATCGAAGGTCTTATTGATGAAGAACTTTTGGAGGCATCATTCCCCTCTAATCTTATCAAAAAGGCACAAGACATCGCAAAGAAAATGAGTGGTAACATGACTGGTGCATATAAGAAGATTGAAAAGATGAAGAAAGGTCTTGGAGATCATCCAAAAGTTCAACATGCACTCAGACTTGCAAACGAAGAGACACTTGAAGAAGATTCATTTGCAGACAAGTCAAAGAAAAGTGGTATCTCAGTTGCAACACTAAAGAAAGTGTATGATAGAGGTGTCGCAGCTTGGAAAGGTGGTCATAGACCAGGCACTACACCACAGCAGTGGGGACATGCAAGGGTCAACGCATTTATTGTCAAAAAGAAAAAAGGTAATCTAAACCACGACCAAGATTTAGCATAATGAAAACACTAAAAGAACAAGCTCTTGATCAAGTCATCAATGACCTTCAGGAATCTAAAACTAACTTCATTGACAACCCATTTAGACTGGGGTCATTGATGTATTTTGAAACTATAAAGGAAGTGAAAAGACTTGTTCATGAACAAAAATACAGACTTACAGAAGTCGACAAACACATCCTAGAAACTGATCTAGGTGATTACGAAGTCTATGAGGGTGAGTTGGTACCCCTAGACTGTCCTATGATGAACATAGTAGAAGAGGAAGAACCTGAATTAAACAAACCTAAGAAAGGTGGTTCTAAGAAATACTATGTTTATGTCAGAGACCCCAAAACAAAAAACATCAAGAAAGTGTCATGGGGTGACACTACAGGATTAAAAGTTAAGATAGATGACCCAAAGGCACGTAAATCATTTGCAGCTCGTCATCAATGTTCAACTGCAAACGACAAAACAACAGCATCCTATTGGGCATGTAGACTTCCATACTATGCAAAACAGTTAGGTTTGAGTGGTGGTGGAAACTTTTTTTGGTAAACCATATATATTAGAAACGGAGTTAATATGAGTCAAGTGATACATGAATATTGGAGAGACGATAGAAAGGCTGTCGTAAGATACACTGAGAAAGGATTTGAAGTTGATCTATTTCTGAAAGGAGAAATCCAAGAGATCAGAGAAGTTCATGATCATTCTGAAAGTTATGCAGAATCATGTGCAGAGAACTATGTCGATGGAATTTTCGATGCAGTTCCCAATCCAAACGCAGTGGGATATTACGGATATAATCAAAAAACAGATAACTTTTATCCTGAAATAGATGACTAACCCCTACAAAGAAGAAATCCAAGAACAACAGGGTACAGGACGTAGATATGTCTTGCGTACATTCGACGAGTCTGTTGAACTAGATGATTTGGTGTGGCATCGTGACACTACGTCTAGGAAAGTCCACGTGTTAAGTGGGTCAGAATGGAAGATACAACACGATGATGCATTACCCATCGATTTAGAGATGGGTAAAGAGTACTACATTCCCAAGATGCAGTACCATAGGTTGATAAAAGGTGAGGGAAACCTCGTAATAAGAATAGAGAATATATAAATAATACTACTATGAGTTATAAGTCAGAAAACTGGAAAGAAAAACTTGAGCAAGTTCGTAACCACGTACAACTGAAAGAAGGTTCAGTGGAGAAGAGCGCAGACGAGATTCTTAGTGATCAAATCGATGAGGAACTTGCAACATTCTTTGGAGAAGACGAGATTGTTGAAGACAATTTAGAATTAGATGAGAAAATTGTAGGAACTGGTGATGCAATCAGTAAACTCTTTAAAACTAAAGATAAGAAAGAAATTGATGGTATTGCAAATCTTATGAATATGACAAGTCTAAAAGTTCTCCAATCAATGCAGAAACAAAATCCTAAAGGATTTAAAAGAATGGCCGCTAAAATGGGTGAACTACCTTCTATGGAAGAAGTAGAAGTCCAAGAAGAAAAACTTTCAGTAGAGAAGACTGTAGAAAAACTCACAGAAAAAAATATGTTGGGTCGTCTTGCTAAGCAACTCCAACTGAACGAAACTGGTAAAGAACAGTTATTCAATTACTTTGAGAAAGGGGAGTTAAAACAATGATCGACGAACTAACTAAGTCACTACTTCAAGATGCACGTGCAATCTTAGAGGGTAAAAAATTAGACCCTGTTGGTAAAAGAGATGCAGACGTAGATAATGATGGAGACGTAGATTCTTCAGACGAATATCTAGGAAAAAGACGTGATGCAATCAAGAAGGCAATGAAGGACGAAGGTAATGCATTTACTAAAGCACTTCAGGCCGCAAAAGACAATGGGGATAAAGAATTCACATGTGCAGGTAAAAAATACCAAGTGCAAGAAGTAGAAGAGATGGTCAAAGAAATGTCTGAAGCTCATCACGATGAAGACGAGAAAGAGGACGAAGACGAGAAAGAATCAGAGGATAAGTAATGAACCTCTTTCAATCCTTAAAAGAATCCGCTAGATTAGAAGAGAACTATAGAACTCTTGCCCGTAAAGGAATGGGTACAGAAACTAAAAACTCTGCAAGAGTTGGTCTAGAGTTAGACTTCTATGAACCAAAAAACGGTGACAAAAGATTCGGAAAGATTACTAAGATGTCTTCAAAAGGTTATCAAGTAAAAGATGACAAAGGTAAGACATACAGTTTCTTGTTCCACGACAGAAAGAAAGCACAATCACTGTTAAAGGGTAAATCAGTATCCCTAAGAAATCAAGTAGAAGAAACACAACTTGATGAAGTCACTGATAAAGAAATCAATGCAATGAGAAAAGTCTCTAAAGACATGCAAAAGGTCTTAGTGTCTTATCAGAAGATTGCAAACATGGGTGACAAAGAACTCAAAAACACAAAACACAATTACGATTACGAACAGGTTCTTAAAGCAAGAGATACAATCTTGTCAATGATTGGTAAACTTCAAACTAAACAGACCATAGAGAAATCTATGAAAAGAGAAGAACTAGAAGAAGGAACAATGGCAATTGGTATCTTTGATGACAATCCTTCAGTTCAAAAGAAAGCAATTGCAGGAATGCGAAAACTTGTCAAGAGTATAAAACCAAGCACTAAAGTAGGTTCACCTGAGGGTAAAAAGTTTTTCAAACAGTTAGATTTAAAATATCTATCAGATGATGAACTTGCTGATGATTTTGCATATCCAAAAAACAAAAACATGACTGTCAAAGACCTAATGAAGAAACACGAAAAGAGATTAGGTATTCAGTTTGAAGAAGTCGAAGAAGCAGTATCACCTGCACAACAGGCTGCTATAGCAATTGCAAAGAAAGAGAAAGGTGAAAAACCTAAAAACGAATCAGTCATGGACTCATACAGAAAGATGTGGGAACAAGGACAAAAGTATGCACCTAAACAGGAATTACCTGAACAGGACTTACAAGAGATTGCAGTCCCTAGAAAGGAATTCGAAAAGATTAAAAAGGGTAATACCGTTTCAGTAGAGTTCGATTCTTCAATGAAGAAGGGACACAAAATGGATTTACTCGTAAAGAGTATTACTCGCAGTAACAAATACAATGTTGATAAAATCAACATGGTTGCAAAGGATGACCCTAGAAACAAGACTAAGTTTACATTCTATAGTCGTGGTGGTAAAGACGCTACACTTGCATGGGGTGATATGGCAACAGTGTTAACAAAATACAAGGTAAGTAGGTAATGTCTGAGAGTGTTGAAAAACAATTAGAGAAAGTACTTACCACAGATGCAAGGACTAAACTCTTCAAAGAGAAATTGAAGAAGTTAGGTTATGCAAAAGTAGAAGCGAAGAAAGTCAACAAGATCATGGAGAAGATCGGTGATTTTGGAATGATGTCTGATGCAGGTAACAAGAAAGTTGCACGTGCAGTTTCACAATCTAAGAACGAAGCAGACCTTAGAAAGAGACTAGACAAAATCGCAAATATGGCAGGGGGTAAATACTCCGAAGCACAGGATGACGATGTCGTCCAAAGAGCTATCCAAGCACTAGATGACAACGCAAGTGGGTCACAAGCATGGGCAGACAAAAACGTAATGGTACAATTGGGTAACTTTAAAGACCTTACAAAAGATGGTGAAATCTCTACAAATGACAATAAGAAAAACAAGGTCAAAAGAGATGATGCAGTCAAAGTTTATGACACATTAATGAAGGTTAAGGCTCCCATTCGTACTAAATATATACAGTTATTACAGAAAGATAAAAATTCTTTCAAAAAGACTTTCAACGCAATTTTGAAGGTCGCAAACAAAATTTAATTAGGAGAAAGATATGGCACTTTGGGGATTATTAGACGACGAGGCATCAAAACCTAAGTATCTTAATACTGCAGATAAGGCTAACACATACGGTGCAGACAACGCTGAAGTTGGTGCAAACGCTGGTGTTAAGTCAGAAGGTTGGCAGTTAAGAAAAGTAGTAGGTTCTAGAACTCAATGGGAGACATTGGTTGCAATGTCATCAGGTTCAATGGGAGCAGACGTTGCTGATTTCGATGACGATTCAGATGTAAACACACCTGACGTTGACGACGATACAGTACTCGCTGACAGTTAAGAGATAAATTATGAAATATAAGTTATTGGCAGGACATGAAGCACTACAAGTTGGTTCAACTAACGGTAGTAACTTCGGTTCATCAACAGTTGTTAGATTATACAATAGTGACACTGCATTTCACATAGTGTCAGTAGAGACATCTGCAAACGTATTAATTGGGGATATTCATATAGGTGCAGGTCAATCAATCGACTTACACAAAGACCCAACTGATGAAGTTTTTTCAGATAGTGCAACTGTTTTTGGAACTCCAGTAGCAACAAACGCATAGGACGTATTATGAAAAATTTTAGAGAATTTGTAACAGAACTTTACAGACCATCAACTTTCTTTGGTTCAGGACTTTCATCTGAGAAAGTTCCTTACGAAGTAACAGACGAAGATGTCAAACAAAGAATCAACGCAATTTTAGGACACACTGCAGTATCAGAATTCCTAAACCCAAAGGCCGCTGTAGGTCAAGTGGAATCTAAACTTGCACAAGTTGGTATCAACAGAGTTGTACATCCTTCAGACGACCCAAGAAATGAAGTCGCAGAAGAAGACTTCGCAGGGTCAGGTGAGATGGTAGTATCATTCTCACAATTTGGTGAGATCGTCGGTAAGTCAGTCGATACGCCCATCGATGAAATTGAAAAAGAAGAAAAAGTCATCGATGTAAAATTCAAATATGAACAACTAGACAACGGTTCTTTCAAAGTCTACGGTTCATTAGTGTAACATTTGGGGACTTTGAGTCCCCTTTTTACATTCTAAATACTTTATATTATGGGATTATTTGATAAACTCACATCTAAAAACTTTCAGGCATTCGCATTAAAATACTACGATGACCCTCAATGTGAGGACATTGAAGATTTTCAAGAAGACCTGAGACGTTTCCGATACCTCAAAAGACTTCTGTATCGTCATCATGAGTATGGTGAGGTTCGTGAACGTTTGATGTTGAACCACATTATAACACTTTTCAATGTGTTTGGTTTTGAACCATGCATGAGAATGTTAGAATTCAAAATAAAAGAAGACACATACTGGTCATCCATTAAGACTATGTTGATATATCTAGAACTAGTCGATGAAGATTTCAAAAGCAATATCCCACTAGATCAGAAATTAATTAGTAGGTTAAGGGAACTTTAGCTCCGATAGCTCAGTTGGCCAGAGCAGTTGATTTGTAATCATCAGGTCGTCAGTTCGAATCTGACTCGGAGCTCCACCGTTCAAAACACCTAAATAGTAGTATGAGAGTAGTAGATACATTAATAGTCTTTCGTATTTTAAAGATGTTGACTACACCTTTTACCAAACAAGCCGCATATAAATTTGGGTTTATTGATGATAAGGGTAACAGAATTAAACTAAAATCTGTTGAAGGGTCAAATCAAAAAGTCGAGAATAACCCTAAAACTGCAGAGGAAAAGGCATCACTTACACCTCTACATAGACTCGTCTTTAATCTAAAGAAAATTATCGAAAAGGTTCCGTTTGGTAAAACACAATTTGCATCATACGCTGTTGCACTTGCATTGTTGAAAGAGAACCAAGAGTTAGATGATGATCAATTAGAGAGACTAGAAGAAGAATACTACAAATGGTTGAAGGAAGAAGGTATCATCAATGCAGAAATGATTGCAGAAGAACTTGCAAACATTGATGATCTTGAACGTGGTAAGTATAGATTAAGAAGACATACAACACAAGTGAATTACCCTTTTGAAAATGTCTTCGAAGCAAAATCGGAACTATTTGTAAACAACCTACACTCACAGTTTTACGGTATAAAAGTATACGCAGCTGTATGTGAAGGTAAAAGAATACTGGTAACTGCAGATGATGTATATTGAGACAATTCAAACCATCAATCTGATGGGATTCGCACCAAAAGACGAATTAAAGAAACCCAAATATAAAAAGATTGAAGCATTCTCAGGTGACTGGAAAGACATTACACTTCCGACACCTGATAAGAACGATTCTAAACAAACACGTATGGAACTCGAAGAAGTCAAAAAGATGAGAGATTCCATGACTAAAGAACATGAATTAGAATACGTCAACACAGATGAAAATCCATACTATTACATACAAGAATATATGGAGGAGAACGAACTGTATTATGATGAAGAACGACTGGTATATCTTGGTCAACAGGCAAAACCAATCATTAAACACTACAAGAACATGTTTAATAGACCAAGACCATATCAAATCGCAGAAGCACTTAATATCCCTTTCGATAGATATAAAACGGAGACTGCAAAGACTCCATCGTATCCATCAGGACATACAGTGCAACCAAAATTAGTTGCAAACTATTATGCAACAATCTACCCTGAACATAAGAATGGATTATTTGAAGGTGCAATCAAGTCTGCAATGGGTAGAGTTAGAATGGGAGTACACTTCCCATCTGATATAGAAGCAGGACATGACCTCGCAAACAAACTGATGAAGTATCTGAAGTTTGATATGATGGAGGATGCACCAGTCAACGCAACAGGAAGTGCAGTCGCAGGAACAGGTAGTGACGTTGCACATTGGAAACCTAAGAAAAGAAAAAAATTATATGATGTGTTGACAAGACTTAGATAAATTATGAAATTTTTGAATTATCTTGCATTATTTACATCGTTGGGCATTGCTGGTATTGCAGCCTACTTCTCAGTGTTGGGACTTGCAACTATATTTGCAGGTGCGTACATGGGAGTTGTTATAATGGCAGGTGCATTAGAGTTTGGTAAGATAGTTACTGCAACTTATCTCCATCTCTTTTGGGAAAAACTAAACTATATGAAGTACTATTTGACACTTAGTGTAGTAGTACTCATGTTAATCACATCACTTGGAATCTTTGGATATCTTGCAAAGGCATCATCAGACACATCTTATGCAACTGCAACTGCAAACTCAGAGATACAACGTATCGACGGACTGATTGAAAGAACAGAAAATCAGATAGATTTAGTAGAACAAAGAATTACTGCACTTGACACTAATAGTGTCGATGTAACAGATTCTGTAAACGCACAGATAGAAATACGAGATGGTGCGTGGGATAGAGTTCAAGGTGATATTGATTATGCACAAGGACAAATAGATAGTCTACGTGCAGAACTTAAATCATTAGATGATAGTGTCAATGATTTAAGAAGTAAAGGAACCGAAACGATTACTTTGAATGAAGGGTTATTCAATGATGAGGTTCAGGTAATCGATTATGTTGCACAAGCAGAAGAGTTATATGCATCTCAGAAGGAGCAGAGAGACCGTATAAGAGCAGATATAACCGTTCAACAAGGAAATATAGACAAATATAGAGAACAGGCACAATCCACCATTAATTCTGCGAATGCAGAAATCAACAGACTGCAGAACCTATCCACTGGTGATCTAGATGAGAAGATAGTTAAGACCAATGAATACAATGCAGATATAGATACACTTCTTGACACTATACAGGAGTATAAGAACGAAAGATTTGTATTTGAACAGGAAATACTCGGTTTTGAACGTGAAGTAGGCCCTATAAAGTACATTGCAGAGGTTATTTACGGTCAAGATGACTCTGTCAAGTATCTTGACAACGCTATTAGATGGGTCATTTTTGCACTTATCTTTGTGTTTGACCCACTTGCAGTGTTACTATTGATTACTTCTGCAGGACTCATTGCACGTAAAATCGAAGATGAGAAACCTAAAGTAGTCGAAAATAGATACGTAATACAGGTACCAAAAAACAGGGTTAAAGACCTCTCTAAAGATAAATAAAGTATCAGAAGAGGAACTTAACCATGGTCGAAGTCGCAGTTGCGATGAGTATGGCATCCTCTGCTTATAATGCAATCAAAAAAGGTATGGAGATGGGTCGAGAGGCTCAAGACGTGGCGGAGTTCTTTGGTCGATGGTTTGATGCAAAAGAAAATATAGCAGAGGCAAATCAATACGCAAAAAATCCATCAGTATTTGGAAAGATGTTTTCAGGTAAAAGTGTCGAAGCACAGGCACTTCAAGTTACATCTGCAAAATACAAAATTGCACAAATGGAGAAAGAACTTAGAGAGTATCTTATCTACACTGGTCAGTCTGATTTCTATGAAGACATGATGATAGAAAGAAGAAAGATAAGAGAACAAAGACTCATTCGAGCACGTGCAAAGGCAGAATTTAGAAAAAACGTACTAGATGGTATTGCAATCTTTATAGGTGCAATTGTTTGTGCAGTAATCATTGCAGGAACAGTAGCAATTATTGTCTAAACAAGGTTGTAATTTTATAAATAATGTAGTACAATTCAAACTAGGAGAACACAATCATGGCAGCACCTGAAGGATACGATACCCCAACAATTCCAGGCATGGATGACTTGGCAGGAAGACTTGCATGGTTCAATGGCGCAGGATTACCACCTCAACCTACTGGTTATGCAGACATGGAAGCAGATGACCCTCAAAAGGTTGCATATGATGCTTCAATGGTCACACATGGCGAACAGGTTGCAGAAATCCAAGCATTGATCGATGCAGAATAGTTAAAAACCCACTAGATTTTCTCTCAAAACCATAGTATAATAGATACATGCTATGGTTAGAGAGAAAATATCTCAATATGGTCATGTCCTCACTGGACAGGGCTAAATGGGTAAATGAGAACACATTAAACCACAGATGTCCATACTGTGGTGATTCATCTAAAAACACATTCAAGGCACGTGGTTATCACTTTGCTGTAGACCAGTCGTACATCTATAAATGTCACAATTGTGGTAAATCCACATCATCAGTTAATTTTATAAAGGAAAACTTTCCTGTGATTCACAAAGAATATGTGAAGGAATGGTTGAAAGAAAGTGGTAAGGGGAGACGACAACCTCAACGTATGCCTCCCTCAAGTGCATTCAAATTCAAACCCAAGGTTGACCGTCAAGAATCACTATATAAAACTGAAGAGACATTGAAAGCAGTGTGTCACGGTGCATGGGATAAAATTGTTGCAAGAGAGTATCTTCAACAACGTCTAATTCCTGATGATGCGATAAGATCATTATGGTTCGTCCAAAATGCACAATCACTCTCACATCTGTCTCTCAAATATAAAGACAGAGTCTTGGGTAATGACCCTAGAGTTGTCATCCCATTCATCAATGATGATGGGGAATTGTTAGGTGTAAGTGGACGTGCAATAAATGACTCACCATTACGTTACCTTACCATGCGATTCATAGATGACGTTCCACTCATCTATAACCTGAATAATGTGGACAAATCAAATACTATCTATGTCACAGAGGGGCCAATAGATAGTTTATTCCTACCAAACAGTATTGCAGTAGGTGGTAGTGATTTTAAAAAGATTGATAAGAATTTAAAAGAGAATGCAATACTTATCTACGACAACGAACCTAGAAACGAAGAAATCATCAAGAAAATAGATGGTGTAATCGATGACGGATGGAACGTGTGCATTTGGGATGATAAACGAGTAGGAGAATTAAAAGATATAAATGATATGATTATGAGTGGACTAACAGTAGATAAAGTAGTAGACATTATTAACTCTTGTACATACAATGGTCTCTCTGCAAAATTAAAACTAACGGAGTACAAGAAAATATGAGTAACACGGACATCAAGGTAGTCAAGTCTGACGGTTCAAAAGTAGAAATCAATTTAGATAAAATCCACAAAATGGTAGAGAAGGCCTGTAGAGGTATTACAGGTGTATCAGAGTCATTGGTTGAAATGAATAGTGGGTTACAGTTTTATGATGGCATCACCACTAAAGAAATCCAAAAGATACTTGTCAAGAGTGCAAGTGATCTGATTTCGTTAGAATCACCAAACTATCAATTTGTTGCATCTAGACTACTATTGTTTGCAGTTCAGAAACAGGTGTTCAATACTAAATGGAAAGACTCAGAAATCTATCCATCGCTCAAAGAGATTGTAGAAAGAAATATAGAACATGGTGTGTATGATGATGACATACTAAACCATTATTCAGATGAAGAATTTGAAACACTGAACAAATACATCAAACATGGTAGAGACTTAGATTACACTTATGCAGGATTGCAACAGGTAGTTGATAAGTATTTGGTTCAGGACAGATCAACAAGTACTGTATATGAAACACCACAGTTCATGTACATTTTAATTGCAATGACACTATTCAAAGAATACAAGGAGAATAGACTTGAATACATTAAACGATACTATGATGCCATATCAACTTTCAAAATTAACATACCAACACCAATCATGTCAGGAGTTAGAACTCCACTCAGACAGTTTGCAAGTTGTGTCCTCGTTGACTCCGATGATACCTTGGGGTCAATCTTCAGTTCAGACATGGCTATCGGAAGATACGTTGCTCAACGTGCAGGTATCGGAATCAACGCAGGAAGAATCAGAGGATTGGGTGCAAGAATCAGAGGTGGTGAAGTCCAACATACTGGAGTTATTCCCTTTCTCAAAAAATTCGAATCAACAGTTAGATGTTGTACCCAAAACGGAGTCAGAGGTGGAAGTGCAACAGTCCATTTCCCAATCTGGCACCAAGAAATCGAAGACATTATTGTCCTTAAAAATAACAAAGGTACTGAAGACAACAGAGTTAGGAAGTTGGACTACTCGATACAGTTATCCGAACTCTTCTATAAACGTTTCCTTTCAAATGGAGAAATAACACTATTCTCTCCACATGATGTGCCTGGCTTATATGATGCATTTGGTACACCTGAGTTCGATGAACTCTATGAGAAGTATGAACGTGCAACGTCCATACCTAAAACTAAGATTAGTGCGAGAGAATTAATTACTGATTTATTAAAAGAACGTGCAGAGACTGGCAGAATCTATATCATGAACATAGATCACAGTAATTCTC